ATGAGGTCATTAACGCACTGGGTAAACGATTTAAGGATTTTAGTGCACTAGACTTGGACAAGTATGGTGAGTACTGCATCAACGATGTGGTGTTGACGCGCAAGCTGTTCGATATCTACATGAGCAAGGGGTTCCCCAAGCAGGAACTACAGTTGATCGACCTGACTCTGCGGATGTACACAGAGCCAGTGCTTGAGCTTGATACCCCCATGCTGCTGGCCCACTTGCAAGATACGGTGGATCGTAAGGCGGCACTGGTCTATACCGTGAAGAACATGATGCCCGAGTCGGACTACAAGGACGACATGAAGGCGATGCTGATGTCCAACGACATCTTTGCGGCAGCACTGCGGACACTGAACGTAGACCCACCCATGAAGGTCAGTGCCCGGACACAGAAGCTTGCTTATGCGTTTGCAAAGACTGATGAGGAGTTTCTGGCGCTAGAGGATCACCCTGATGTGCGGGTGCAAGCACTGGTGGCAGCTAGGCTGGGCAACAAAACGACCATCGAGGAGACACGCACTGAACGGTTCTTGGATATGGCAGTACGTGGGGCGTTTCCGGTTCCGTTGCGGTACTACGGAGCACACTCGGGTCGTTGGTCTGGGCAGGACTCGGTTAACCTGCAAAACCTGCCAAGCCGTGGGGTGAACGCAGGCAAGATCAAGAAGGCTATCCGTGCACCGGATGGGTATGTGTTCATCGACTGCGACTCAAGCCAGATCGAAGCGCGGACGTTGGCGTGGATGGCAGGGCAGACGGATCTTGTTCAGGCGTTTGAGAACAAGGAGGATGTGTATAAGATCATGGCATCGCGCATCTACAACAAGCCGATCAGTGACATCACCCCCAGCGAACGCTTCCTTGGCAAGACCGTGATCCTTGGCTGCGGGTACGGGGTGGGGCACGTTAAGCTTCGCACTACGCTCAAGCAGGCAGGGGTAGAGATCGACGAAGCTGAAGCTAAGCGGATCATCGACGCATACCGGACGACTTACACACGCATCCCGGACCTGTGGAGATCAGCAGAGCGAGCGTTGACGGCGATGGCTAGTGGGCAGGCGATGCAGATGGATGTGCCCGGTATCATCTTCGCAAGGCCCGACAAAGGGTTCACACTGCCTAGTGGCTTGTACGTACAGTATCCAGAGTTAGAGAAGGTGACCGGCGAGGATGGTAAGTCTAACTGGCAGTACAAGTCCAAGGGTTTGCCGATCAAGCTGTACGGGGGCAAGGTGGTGGAGAATGTCTGTCAAGCTGTAGCAAGGTGCATCATCGGTGAGCAGATGCTGCGGATCGCCAAGCGGTACAAGGTGGTGCTCACTGTGCATGACGCCATCGGTATTGTGGCTAGGCAGGAGGAGGCTGACGAAGCACGGGCATATGTCGAGGCGTGTATGTCATGGCGTCCAAAGTGGGCGCAGGCGTTGCCTTTGGCTTGCGAGTCTGGTATGGGTGCAACCTACGGGGATTGCTGATAGACTGAGAGGATCAACCCTCTAAGAAAATCATGGCACTCACGCACTCGTATTCAGGCATTAAGGACTTCCAAGGTTGCGGTCGTCGGTATCACCAAGTACGGATTCTGCGTAAGTACAAGCAGACTGATACCACGGCTACACTTTATGGCACTGCAGTCCATAAAGCGTTTGAAGAGTACATCCTGCACGGGACACCATTGCCCGAGAGCTTTCAGCAGTTCTCTGCCTTCGTAGAGCCGCTGACCAAGTTCAAGGGCACCATCCTGTGTGAAGAGAAGTTAGGCATTCGCAGGGACTTCACACCCTGCAAGTTCTTTGACAAAGATGTGTGGTTCCGTGGTGTGCCTGACTATCTGTCTGTTGATGAGGACAAGGGCGTTGCTAGGGTTGGGGATTTTAAGACTGGCAAGTCCAGTCGGTTTGCCGACACAACGCAGCTTGAACTGATGGCAGCTATGGTGATGGCGCACTACCCCAAGATCAACAAGGTTCGTGGTGCGTTGCTGTTCGTTGTTGCTAAGGATGTTATCAAGGCTGACTACACTCGTGACCAGCTTCCGGAGATCTTCTCTAAGTGGGCTGGGTACGCAGGCAACATTGAGTCAGCGGTAGAGAACCAAGTATGGAACGCTAGACCCAGTGGGCTGTGCAAGTTCTGCCCGCTACCCCCAGATGCCTGTGAACATAGGTGATAACGTGGCACGTAACTACAAGTTGGAATACGAGCGGTATCAGGGAACCCCTGAGCAACTCAAGAAACAAGCGGAGCGCCACAAGGCTCGACGCGAGTACGAGAAGAAGCACGGCACCCTGCCTGACTCTGTGGACGTAGACCACAAGAAGGCATTGTCCAAGGGTGGGTCGTCCTCACTAGGCAACCTTCAGGCTGCGCCTAAGGGGGCTAACCGAAGCTTCGCACGTACGAACACTGGTGCATTGAAGTCGCAAACGTCCAAGCGGGAACGGACGAAGTAATGTAGTATCGAGGGGCTCCTGCTAGTCACAGGGGCGTCTCCTGTTGAGGTTGGTTTTGCGCGATGGTCTAGCACCATCGCGCTATTTTCCGTCGCCATCGGAGGTAATGTGCAGATCATTGACAATAAAGCTATCCTATTTGTTACCAAGAAATTCGATCAAATAACGTCGCTGATACCTAAGAGTAAAGTTATAGAGCGCAAGGGGGACAAGGCTAAGATCCTAGTGAACTGGGGTTTTACCGAGACGCGCTTACTGCGTAACCTGCAGATCAAAGATGTACCTAGCCCCATCCTTGGGCGCTATCGCTGGCCCGGTGTGTTCACCCCGTTTGAACACCAACGCACAACCGCTGCGTTCTTGACCACTCACCCTCGGTGTCTGGTGCTGTCAGAGGCAGGCACGGGCAAGACCAGTGCAGCAGCGTGGGCTGCGGATTACCTGATGACGCAGGGGCAGATCTCCAAAGTGCTGATTGTCTGCCCGGTGTCGATCATGGATACAGCATGGCGATCCGACTTGTTCAAAACGGTTATGCACCGCACGGTGGCTATCGCTACAGGGTCTAGGGATAAGCGGATACAAGTCATCAACGGCGACTACGACTTCACCATCATCAACTTCGATGGGGTCAAGGTTGTTCGTAAAGAACTTGAGGAAGCAGACTTCGATCTGGTTATCGTGGACGAAGCGACAGCCATTAAGAGTGTGACTACAGATCGCTGGAAGGCTCTTGCCAGTTTGCTCAAGCCAACGACTAGGCTGTGGCTGATGACGGGTACGCCTGCGGCGCAGTCTCCCGTGGATGCGTACGGGCTAGCCAAGCTAGTGAACCCAAGCTCAGTGCCTCGACACTTTGGTGCGTTCCGAGACGAGGTGATGATTAAGGTTACGCAGTTCAAGTGGATGCCCAAGCGAGAGGCACAGGACATTGTGTACAACGTGCTCCAGCCAGCGATCCGATTTACCAAAGAGGAGTGTTTGGACTTACCGGACATGCTGTACACGACTCGCCACGTAGAACTTACCAAGCAGCAGAAGCACTACTATGATCTGATTCGCAAGGAGATGATCGCCACGGCAGCAGGAGAGGAAATCACGGCAGTCAATGCTGCGGGCAAACTCAACAAGCTGCTGCAGATCTCGCAGGGTGTGGCTTATACGACTGAGCGGGAAGTGATCCAGTTCGATGTGTCGGACCGGGTTAAGGAACTGCTGGATGTCATCAGCCAGACTAGACACAAAGTCATTGTGTTCGTGCCGTTCCGCCATGCTATGGACATGTTGTATGACGCTTTACGTAAGGCAGGAGTAACGGCAGACGTTATCCACGGTGGGGTGCCAAGCGGGCAGCGGGCGGAAATCATCAAGCGGTTCCAGACCGAGGATGACCCCAAGGTGATCTTGCTGATCCCTCAAGCTGCGGCGCATGGTGTGACGCTTACCCGTGCAGACACCGTAGTCTGGTGGGGCCCGGTCCCATCGGCGGAACTGTACATCCAAGGCAATGCCCGTGCCCACAGAGCAGGGCAGAAGAACGCTGTGACCGTAGTGCGCCTCCAAGGTAGCCCGGTTGAACGCCGTGTGTACGCGATGCTGGATGGAAAAGTGGACCTCCATCAGGGGCTTGTTGATCTTTATCGTCAAGAAGTGCTTGACATTGTGTAGGTAAGGTATACAGTATCAAGCTCACGCATACGTTAAGGAGCCGATATGGACGCTGATAAGTTAGTAGCTGTGTACATCAAGATGCGCGATACGAAGGCTTTGATCGCCAAGGAGTACGACACCAAGCTTGCTGAGTTGGATGAGCAGATGAAGGTTATTGAAGACAGCCTGTTGAGCATCTGCAAAGACACAGGGCAAGACGGTGGCAAGACCAAGCACGGTTCGTTCACGCGCACTGTGAAGACCCGGTACTGGACAAGCGATTGGGGTTCGATGGCCAAGTTCATCAAGCATCATGATGCCATTGAGTTGCTGGAACAACGCATTCACCAAACCAACATGAAGGAGTTTCTCAAAGACAATCCAAATCTGCTTCCCGAAGGCTTGAATGTAGATTCACGCTATGCCCTCACTGTTCGTCGCTCGACCAAATAAGGAAACCATTATGGCTATGATTCTGTTCAAAACTGCTGACGCTGTTGTTCCCGATTTCTTCAAGCAAGGTGATGACTTCACCAAGCGACTTGCTGGTAACTCCAGCAGCAAAACCATCTCGATCAAGGGTGGCGTGTGGCGCATGTTGTCTGGGGGTGAAGAGGTTGCCCGCAACGAAGAACGCGCTATGAATTTTGTCATCATTAACGCGGCACCCAATGTCTCGCGGGTGTTCTATGAGGGTAACTACGAGGAAGGTAAGGATCTGGCCCCCTCATGTTTCTCTGCGGATGGCAAGCAACCCGACGCTGCATCCCCGGCTCCTCAAGCTTCATCTTGTGCGAACTGCCCTCAGAACATTGCAGGGTCAGGGCAGAACAACAGCCGTGCTTGCCGGTTCAATCAACGGTTTGCAGTGGTGCTTGAGGGTGATATCAGTGGCAGCGTGTATCGTTTGCAGCTTCCGGCCAAGTCGTTGTTTGGCAAGCCCGAAGGGACCAAAATGCCCATGCAAGCTTATGCTAAGTTTCTGGCAGGCCACAACGTGCCCATGTCGGGTGTTGTGACTGAAGCCCGGTTTGATACTGCAGAGTCAGTGCCTGTGCTGCGCTTCACTGCAGTTCGTCCGCTCAAGCAAGAAGAGTGGGATCAGGTCAAGGAGCAGAAAGATACTGACGAAGCACTGCAGGCTATCGAGTTCAAGTTCACGCCCAAGGAAGCTGCGGTTGCACCTGCGTTGCCCTTTGCTAAGGAAGACGTGGTTGCGGTAGAACCACCCAAACCTGCTGCAGCGGCAGAGCCTGTCAAACGTGCATCCAGCAAACCCGTAGCCCCGGCAGCACCGAAGGAAGTCACCGCAATTCTAGACGAATGGGGCACTGACGATGAGTAATGGCTATACGGTGGCTTTGGCTTCGGCAATCCAAAATGCAGACCATGACTTGATTGGGGTGCGTCTTGGAGCTAAG